ACCCTTGTTATGTGCCGTTTTTCTTCACAAATCTAAATTAAATGGAAAATCAAATTGAAATAGTAAAAGACATTGCAGAAGGAATGATTGGTATTGGTGGAATGCCTAACAATCAAGAATTTTATGCTGAATTTAATTCTCGTGTTACCGCTAAACTCGGTATCAAGACAGAGTGTAAATGGAAACACGTAGATGTAGGTATGTATGGTTGTAACGATTATGTTTATCAAACTTCTTGCAATACCGAGTTTGATGTAACAAAAACAAGAAGAAGTAAATTTTGCCCTAATTGTGGTAATGCTGTTGTTTAAAATGGCACATAACAGTTGTATTGGCGCAATGCGCCAACCCGGCGGATAAACGAACCTTAACAACCATCAACCATGAAAGACGAAAATTGTTAATTATATTTTAAATTATGAGTCTTCAAACAACTAAAATATACCTTGATATATTAAAAGAAGAAGGTTTTAAAATTGATGATTTACAAACATCTGAAATTTTAACTATTCTTTCTGAAAAATTCAATTATTTTTGTTCTGAAGATGAAGTTAACAGAGCTAAAAGTGTTGATTCTGATTTTGAAATAAGAGCAAAATTAGCTGGTATAAGTTATTGATAATCAATAGTATTGATTTGTTGATAATTTGTTTATTTCAAATCTGATTATTACATTTGTGAATGGGATTTAGTGATTTACAAGAAGAATGCCCGGAATGTCTTGATACTGGGTCAATATTTAATGGTAAAGAAATGGTTTCCTGTCCTTTATGTAAAGGAGGTACTGTAAAACCTTTATTGATTTTAGATGATGAAGATGATGCAGAACCAATCTTTCAAAATGACAGGGAACCTCTTTCTGAAGATATTATAGATGAGGATTTAGATGAGTAACACAATCATATTTGTTGATTTGAATGACTTAATAGAGTATTCTGTTGAGCCGCAACAATATGTATTTATGTATCTTTATCATACTGAAGGACATATGAGAGCTTATACAGTGTCTCCAGTACAGATAAAAGATTTGGAATATCTTGAGAGAAATAATTTCATTAAGATTACTGGAGCTGGTATAGAACCGTCTATATCTCTTTTAGATAATGCTTATGAATTGCTGAAATTAAAAAAAGATGATGAGTTAGAAGAGATGTTCATAGAGTTTTATGAAGCTTTTCCAAACAGTGTTCCTGATGGAAGAGGTGGTCGTAGAGTTTTAAAAGCTAAATCACATGAAAGTCGTGATTTTGAAGTGGCTCGACGAAAATATATGACTCTGGTTAAAAAAAATCCTGTAATACACAGGTCAATAATGAAAGGTTTAGCTAAACAAAAAGAACAGGTTAGCAAACTTCAATTTATGAATGCAATAGAAACATGGATTAATCAAAGAGTATGGGAAAGATATGTTGATGAGGAGGACATAATTGATTATGCCAGAGATGTTTAACATCATATACGAGAAGATATTACACAATAAAACTCGTAAAGAAGAAGGTAAGATAACGAGTATTTATCCACCTTTTGAAAGATTGAGTGAAAAATTTCCGGGTTGGGAAAAAGGCACTTATACAATACTCACAGCAAGTTCTGGTGTAGGTAAGACGAAATTAACTAAATTTCTTTGTGTAACTAGTATATACAATTTTTGTAAGACTTACAACATAAGAGCTAAAATATTTTATTTTGCGTTAGAAGAATCCAAAGAAGAATTCTGGATTAGCATGATTTCAACATTATTGTATGAAAAATACGGTATAAGTATGCACAATTCAGAACTTAAATCATTAGGTAAATTCATAATAAGCGATGATATACTTGTAAAAATTGAGGAATGCAAGCATATTATTGATGATATGGAACACTATTTTGACGTAATAGACCACATAGCTAATCCATATGGTCTATACAAACACGTCAGACAATGGTTTGAAAATCCTTCTATTGGAGAATATGAATATGAAACAAAAGAAGACGGGGAAAGAGTTATTAAAGGATACAAATACGTTGACCCTGACTTATATGTATTTGTAATAACTGACCACGTTAGTTTATTAACTCCTGAAAACGGAGGTTCTTTACATGAAGCAATAGGACATTATTCAAAAGAATATTGTTTAAAAGGTTTTTGTAAAAGATTCAAATGTGCTGTCATAAATGTTCAGCAACAAGCCGCTGAAAAAGAAAAACTTGAATTTTTTCAAGGTGAGACAGTAGAACAGAAGATGGAACCTTCGTTAGATGGTCTTGCTAATAACAAAGAAACTCAAAGAGATGCTGATTTAGTAATTGGTTTATTTGCTCCAGCCAGATACAACATTAGAACTCATAGGAGATACGATGTTACAAGACTTCAGGATAGATACAGAAGTCTAAAATTCTTAAAAGACAGGAATTATGGACTTGCAAATGTATATGTACCATTATTTTTTGATGGTGCAGCAAATATTTTTAAAGAATTGCCTCCTAGTGACCAAATAAAATACGAAGATTATGGCTGTTAATGATACAGAAGCAAAAATAGAAGTTGTTGCCGATAGATTAAGAGAAATGCTTTGGTATAAAAACAGAAAATACGGCGATTCTGCATTAAATCCTATAGGTATATTTTCAAAGACACAAACTACAACAGAGAAATTGTTGGCAAGAATTGACGACAAATTAGCTAGAATTAAAAATAGTCCAGAATTAAGAAAAAATGATTTGTGGGATTTAATGGGTTATTTAACTTTTCTCATAATTGCAAATGATTTTATAGATAACAGGGATATATACGAATAATATGTTAGTAATAAAAGGTGAAGAAATGAATGGTTATTGCATTACTCTTAAGAAGAGTGGTCAAATAGCCGTAGCTGCGGAAGATAATCCGGAAAAAGTAATTAAAGCAGTTCAAAGCATACAAGAAGCTGTGCATACTATTGTAATGTTTAGTCTCTGCGATTTAGACAGTGAATTGACTTTGAATGAATTTGCTCAAACACAAGCTAAAATGGTTCAAGAAATAACTGAACAATTACAGCCTGATTTACAGCAGAAAAAACAAAAATTAGAAGCAATAGATAGAGCTATTGCTGAAAATAAAGAAAGCACATAATGAGTACAGATGTTTTTTACAAAGTGTTGTTGGTTGGTAGTAGTGGAAAAGGTAAAACATTCAGTGCAAGAAATTTAGATAGAGCAACTACAGGTTTTATTAATGTTGAGAACAAACCATTACCGTTTAAAGGTTCTTTTGAAAAAACTGCAAGACCTAAAACACACGGAGAAGCATATCAAAGTTTAATTGACTTTGGTAGAGATTCTGAAATAACTTCAATATTTTTCGACAGTTTCAGTGCTTATACCGAAATGGTTCTTTCCGAAGCCAGAAAAACAAAAAAGGGTTTTGATATTTGGAGTATGTATAATGACGAAATTGGTAAACTTTTAGATTTGATTAAAAGAGTACCAAAGCCTGTTTTTATAACAGCTCATTACGAAATCCTTGGTGTAGAAGGTAATATGGAAAAACGTGTTAAGGTAAAAGCGCGTGAATGGGAGGGTTAATAATTGGCCCTCTGTAAAGCTATTTAATTGCTGGAACAGCTTAAAGACAAATAAACTACAACATAATCTGAAAAGATAAGTGTGAAAGTTTTAAAAATTATTTGTATATCATAGCCAATCAGCAGCCAAGTCTCTTTTAAATGAGAAAGGTTCAACGACTATCCCTAACGGGAGTACTGGTAGAAATACTGGGAAAAAGTAGCAATTTTTATGATAAAAATATATACATTAGCACACCCATTAACAAATGAAATAAGATATATAGGTAAAACAAAATATTCTTATAGAAATATAAAAATTAAGATATAGTCTAGTCTCTATAGAAATATAGAGTTAATAAAAACGCAAGTTGAAAAAGAATTTACTATGGTTTTATATGCCGATAGTAGAATTGACCCTAAAACAAACAAACCTGAATACTTTTTCAATACTTATCAGGAAAATGCTAGTGCAAAATGTCCTCCTGATATTTTTGGAGAAGATGTTTTAAGAATACCTAATGATTTAAACTTAATATTAGAAAAAACACAAGAATATGTCCGATAATTTAATAACTAAAAAAATGATTTTAGATTTGCGAGAAAAAGGTATGACCAAACCTGAAATCGCAAAACATTTTGGAATTAGCATTGGTGATGTAAACAGTATATTTGCAGCTTACAACATCTCTGGGAGACCTGCTAAAAAGAAGAAATATAAGCTTGAAATTAATGAAAACGGAGACCCTGTTTTAAATCAAAACAATGCTGTTGAAGAAGAATTAGAGCAGTTAGATGAAACTGGACCAAACGCTTAAGTTAACTTTTAACTAAGAAAATAAAATTTTATGTCAAATACTAATACAACTATGAGTTTTACGACTAAAGGAAGAGAAAGTAAAAAAGAAGAAGTTAGAGTGGGTAAGTACATTTCCCCCGGAATCCACCAACTTAAAATTGTAAACATTGAGGCTTTTAGAGCAAGCACCGGAAGCACTAAAGTTACTTTACATATGGAAACTCCTCCTGTTTCCGTAGAAGGTTTTGAAGGTGTTGGAGGAGCTGCTGGTCAATTTGGTAAGGTTACTGTTGTAAAAACCTTTATGAAAACCGAAGAGCAATATAACGAATTTATGGACAAAATCGTTATTATTGCTGATAAACTCGATGTTAGAGATAAAATTGATGCTGTACAAGCAGAAGATTTTATGAGCTATGTATCAGCTATTACGCCTATTTTGAAGAATAAATATGCGTGGTATAAGGTAGTAGGTACTCAAAAGACTTATGAACAAGAAGGTAGTGTTCGTAAATTCTGGGAACTTAGTCTTGCAAGATGGGGTTTTGTTGCATCTATGACCGAAGGTAAGGATAAATTGAAGTTTGATAAAGACAATATTTATGATTACAATCCAATAGTGGACGGTGCTGATGGTGCAGACAAAACTAAAGATGATTTGCCGTTTTAAGGTAAAGAAAAAATAGAATTAAGTTTGTAACTTGGCTGTCAAGGGAGAAGAAATAGGTCTTCTCCCTTTATTATTATGCTAACAACCAAAGGAAGAGTTATCAAAAAACCATATATTCTCATGTCAGATATTCTTGATAGAGTAACTGAATATGATTTGTGGTGTTATTACCTCCAACAAGACATATCTTTTGGTAAAAGAATAAACTCTCCTGTGAGAGATGATTTCAATCCATCAGCAAGCTTTTATATGACTAAGGACGGACATGTTATGTTTCTGGATTTTAGTACAGGAGAGGCTTGGAATATTTGGAAATTTTTAAAGTTTAAATATAATGAGAGTTTTAAGGATATTCTTAAAAGGATTGACTATGATTTTAAACTTGGTCTCTGGAATCATAGTAGGAATAGAATTACTACTTTTGGGACTATCGGAGTACATAGAACAGTCAAACTTAATGAAGGAGAAACAAAATACATAAAAGTTAAACGTAAGAAATGGGAACAGAATGAAATTGATTTTTGGAAAAAATATCACATTGAGCTTGATACGTTAAATTTTTATAAAGTAGCTCCTTTAGAAAAATACTGGGTTATAATTAATGGAGAAACTTATGAATTCAAAAGATTGAAAGATGAATTAATGTTTGTTTTCTCTTTTGGTAATGCCAGATATAAGATTTACAGACCGTTTGGTGGAAAAGATAGTAAGTGGTATTCTAATACTCCCAGTGACACTCTCATGGGTTATGATATGCTTCCTTGGATTGGAGAAAGTATAATTATAACAAAAGGAATGAAAGAAATGTGTTTATTGCATCAATTGGGTTATAATTCAGTTTCGCTTCAAAGTGAAAACTGTTGGCCCAACAATATCACATTGGAGACCATTAAAAAAAGATTTGATGTAGTCTATTGTATGTTTGATATGGATAAACACGGACTAAGAGCCAGTGATAAGATGTCAAATCATTTCGGTGTAGTTCCTATAAAATTACCCGAAGAATATTACAATAGTGACGAAACCATAAAAGATTTTGCCGAAATTGTTAGATTAGAAGGGCTTGAAAATGGCAGAAACATTATTGCGGAATGTATTCGTAATACCGGGGAATGTTCCATCAAGTAAGAATAGTAGAGTATGGACAGGTAAGTTTTTTGTAGCTTCCAAATCAACTAATACCTACATACGAAATACTAAACAGTACTATAAGGAATATGCCCAACTTTTTAAAACAGAGGCTGAAAAAAGGCAAAAACCTTTGAGAGTAAGCTTTAAGTTCATCAGAGGAACAAAACATAAATTTGACTATATTAATCCTTTA